CCCCATCCAGGCCGCACCGACGTTGTTGCGGAACAAGCGCACATAGCCGGCGCTGAGCTTGCTCTGGATCTCTTTCAGAATGTTCGTTTCTAAGCGCAACGGTTTGCGCCCTGTTTGTGTTTTACCGGCCATACCGGGTCTCCTTGTAGTTTCTGTTTTGTCGCGCGTGATAAACATGATGCGCCCAACCCACGGGGTTTTTGTAACCCCGCAGGCGGCCGAGTTCGATCAATCCCTCCAGCGTGGCGGCGTCGTTTCGCTGTCTTTGTTTTCGCGTGGTTTGAGTGACCTCGGACAATTCGCCGTCGCGCGCTTCAACTTTACGGGCTTTGATGGGGAAGGGCTCTCCGCAGTTGCGACAGGCCGTTGCCGTAGAGGGGCTGCAAGCGAAGCAATGCTTACAAGTTCGGACGGAATCACTTTTTTCCTTGCCTTCTTTCTTTTGGCGGCCTTGGAGCGACCACTCGCGCTCGTCGGTCGGGAGCCCGTGTCGGTGGGTGTTACCGGCGTGGTCGAGAATGATTGCATTCGTTTTTCCATCTGCGGTCCGAAGACATCGTCCAACTTGCTGAAGCCAGAGTCCCTCTGACGCGGTAGGGCGTAGGGATATTCCGACCTCAATGGCTGGGAGATCAAAACCTTCTGACACCAAGTCGCACGACGTAAGCACCAACGTCCGACCTTCTCGAAAATCGTTGATCCTACGCTTGCGCTCTTCACTATCAAGCGATCCATCAATACTTTCACTTGGGATTCCCTCTTGGTTAAATGCATTTGAGATTGCTTTGGCGTGTTCCACGGATACGCAGAACACGACAGCACGTTTGCCAGCAGCAAGGCGTTTGTAGTGCGTGATGGCATCGCCAACAACACCTGACTTCGTGATGGCGGTTTCAAGTTCTCCAAGGACATAGTCACCACCCCTTTTCTTCACGCCTGAAATGTCGGCCGTAGACGGGGCGTAAACCGTCACCGGACTGAGATAGCCACATTCAATCAATTCCTGAGTCGTCGGTCCAATGACGAGGTCGTCAAACATCTCACCCAATCCCTCGCCTGACAAGCGTATTGGTGTGGCCGTTACCCCGAGACGATGGGCGTTAGGCCAGTACGACATGATCTTGCCCCATGTCGTTTTTTTTACAGCGTGATGCGCCTCATCTACCACTAATAGGTCTGGAGTGGGATAACGACTCAACCTATTGTGTAGCGTCCACACAGATGCGACATACACGCGCGCATCAAACTCGGGTTGATCGGGCGCGACGATGCAAGGTGTGATGTTGACCTGGCGCAACGCATTCACAATCTGATCAATGAGTTCCGCGCGATGGCACAGGATCATCACGCGCCGGCCCCGGTCAACGGCGTTGCGCGTGATGTGAGCGAACAGCACCGTCTTGCCATACCCAGTCGGGCCGACAAACAAAGGTGCTTTGTGTCCGGTTCGATACGACTGGCGCAACGCTTGAAGGTTCAGTTCCTGATACGGCCTGAGTTTCATTTTCCTCACTCGGGATGTTGACGGAAGTTGAGGGAAAGAATATTCTCGCATCTCACCAAACGCAAGGGGTGTTTTTATGGATGTTGATTTACGAGCGTTCATCATTGATTGGAAGACCGGGAAGATCACGATTGATCACGGCCGTCACTTGCTGATACCTGAATCGACCGAGCAAGTTGAGCCGATGCCGACCGAAACAAAAGACGAAGGAGACATTGAATGACGATGCATCATCCGAAGAGCCGCGAAGAGTGGCTGCAACTGCGACACCGGTATGTCAGCAGCACCGAGTCGTGCGCGCTGAAAGGCTTGAGCCCGTACCTTACCGCCTTTGAATTGTTCCACGCCAAGAAGCTGGACGCCGTCACCGAGCTTGAGATGAGCGAGCGCATGGAGTGGGGTCTCCGCATGGAGGAGGCCATCGCGCGTGCCATCGCGGACGAGTATGCCGTGAAGGTTCGCAAGTTGAACGCATACGTCAGCCGCGACGGCACGGGCATGGGCTCGTCGTTTGATTACGAGATTGTCGGCATCAAAGAGGACGTTACGCCCCAAGACACTTGCTTGCAGGGGATGTATCGCGACTTAGGTCCTGGCATCCTAGAGATCAAGAACGTGGACTGGATGGTGTTTAAGCGGTCGTGGACGAACGACGGCGACGGTCTTGAAGCGCCAGGACATATTGAGTTGCAGGTGCAGCACCAGTTGCACGTGATCGAACGGTCGTGGGCCGCGATCGGCGTGTTGGTGGGCGGCAATAGCCTCAAGTTGTTGGTGCGTGAGCGCGACCCAGAGGTCGGCCAGATTCTGGAAGACGCCACCAAAGCATTCTGGAAAGACGTTAAGGCCAACCGCGTGCCGCCGATCCAGTTGCCGCAGGACGCTACCATGATTGCGCGCCTGTACGCCTTCGCGACGCCTGACAAGGTTCTGGACGCTCAGGGCGACAGTCCAGAGGCTCAGCAGGTCACCGAGTTGTGCAAGGAATACGCCGATGCTGGGCTGCTCAAGGCCGGCGCAGAGGAGCGCCAGAAGAGCGCGAAGGCGAAACTGCTGCAATTGATCGGCGACGCCGAGCGCGTGATCGCCGGCGAGAACTTCACCATCAGCGCTGGCGTTGTGGCAGAGGCCGAAATCCCAGCCTACACCCGCAAGGCATACCGCAACTTCCGTATCACTCAGAAGAAGGGCAAGTAATGAGCAACAACCTCCCCGCCGTTCAGGAAATCCTGACGGCTATCCAGTCCACCGGCTTCAAGCAGCAGGTGGCTCAACTTCTGCCTCCGAACGTGTCGCAGGATCGGTTCACGCGCACGACGATGGTAGCGATCCAGCAGAACCCGGACATCCTTCAGGGTGATCGTCAGTCGCTGTACAACGCGATCTGCCGCGCGGCCGCCGACGGATTGCTGCCTGATGGCAAGCAGGGTGCGCTGGTTATCTTCAACCAGAAAATAGGCAACAATTGGGTGAAGGCGGTGCGCTTCATGCCGATGGTTGAAGGCATCATCCATCAGTTGGGTAAGGCCGGCATCCCGACGTACGCGGTGAGCGTGTACGAGAAAGACCAGATTGAAGTCTGGAACGACGATGACGGGCAACACGTGATGCACCGTCCGGTCGTGTTCGGTGACCGGGGCAATCTGGTCGGCGTGATGGCCGTGGCTCAGGTAGGCACGCGCACGTACGTGGAGACGATGTCAATCGAAGAGATTGACAAGGTACGTAGCAGCAGCCGGTCGGGCGATGGCGGTCCTTGGAAGGTCTGGTACGACCGCATGGCGCAGAAGTCGGCGCTGCACCGCCTCAAGAAGCGTCTGCCGATCTTGGATCAGATGATTGTGGACGCGCTACGGGATCCTGAAGAGGAGGAACAGGCCGTGACTCAGCCGACGGCCGAAGTGGCTCCTGAGACGCCCGTGGAACCGCCTGCGCCACGCAAGCGGCCGAAGGTGCTGGATGCGTTGAAGGCCGCTCCACCGCCGTCTGAGGAGCCTCCGATGCAATCAGAGGACTTGTTCTAATGATGCGTATCCTGTCATTGGGTGCTGGGGTCCAATCCAGCACCCTGGCTTTGATGTCTGCACACGGTGACGTTGAACCGTTTGATGCCGCGATTTTTGCAGACACACAGGCTGAACCGGAAAGCGTATATACGTGGCTTGATTGGTTGGAAAAACAATTGCCGTTTCCCGTGTACAGAGTTTCTACGGGGAATCTTGCGAACGATGCAATAACGACGCGCGTTTCCAAGAAAACCGGGAACACCTATATCAAAGGGTTGGTTCCTGCTTTTTTTGTAAGCGGGAACGGCAAAGGGTTGATGGGCCGTCGCTGCACCGCGGATTACAAAATCCTGGCAATCATCAAAAAACAACGGCAACTAGCAAACGTAAAACGCGGTTGTAAAACGGTGATGTGCAAAACCGCTATTGGAATCAGTCTTGATGAATTTCAACGCATGAAACCGTCGCGGCACCCGTGGTGTGAAAATTATTGGCCTTTGATTGATTTGCGTATGACGCGCGACGATTGTTTAACTTGGATGAGAAATCATAACTATCCAACCCCCCCGAGATCGGCGTGCGTGTTCTGCCCATTTCATTCCGACGCAGAATGGAAGCGATTGCAAGACGAGGAACCTAAAGAATTTGAGCGTGCCGTCAAATTCGATTACGACTTGCGACGAGCGGCAAATCAGGCCACGGGAACGGCGAAGTTACGGGGTGAAGTTTTTCTGCACTCAACGCTGAAGCCGTTAGACGAAGTGGATTTCAAAGACGTTCCAAGCCACGTGCAAGTAGATATGTTTAACAACGAATGCGAAGGGATGTGTGGCGTATGAAAAAAGGTAAATCACTTACCCCCGAGGAACTCGCCGCTCGGTTGGGGTGCAGCGTGAAGACTCTGGCGAACTGGCGGTACAAAGGCAAAGGGCCGAAATATCACCGACTGATCGCGCGAGGTAACCCGGTGCGGTATTACCTCGCTGACGTTCGGGAGTGGAAAAAGTCGTGCGCTATTTAAGCGTCTGCGCCGGCATTGAGGCTGCGTCGGTTGCGTGGCACGAACTCGGTTGGACCCCCGTGGCGTTCAGCGAAATTGAGAAGTTCCCGTCTACCGTGTTGGCGCATCACTACCCGAACGTCCCGAACTGGGGCGACATGACCAAGTTCAAGGAATGGCCCAATGAATCAATCGACGTTCTTGTGGGAGGAACACCCTGCCAATCATTCTCTGTCGCGGGACTTAGAAAAGGACTGGCTGATCCGCGTGGCAACCTCATGCTCACCTACCTTGCAATTGCTGAC